AGCGCTCGAAGCCGAGGGCGTGTCGCCGCGATGCATCGAGAAGTGGCGCTCGCAGGCTGACGCAGGACGCGAGCCATACGCGGATTTCTTCGGCGCTGTCGCACGCGCGCGCTCGGCATTTGAGCAGTCGATGCTCGACCAGATTCGGCTTCAAGCGAAACCGACGCAGGCGGGCGAAGAGGCCGACTGGAAGGCTCGCGCATGGCTGCTTGAGCGCACGATGCCCGAGACGTACGCGCCCTCGCAGCAGCTGGTCATCCGCGCGCAAGAGGCCGCGGCGAACGACGTGCTCACCGCTGCTCGCGAGTGCTTGCCGTCTGAGTGGTACGCGGTGCTGCTCGCGCGGCTCGCGGGCGACGACAAGGCCGACGACGACGAGGCCGCAGACGAGGCGCATTGATGACGGTGCGCGAGCTGATACGCGGTCGGCGGCAGCAGCAGGTGTCGACGCGGCTGCGAGCGGCAGCGGCGCAGGAGCTTGAGCGGCTGCGCGCGGAAAAGTCGCCGTCACGCGAAGACCCGCGACGCAGGCTGCAACTCGTGGATTACGTGCACGCGCTGTCTCCGCGATGGGAGCCGCCGCATCACCTCGCGCCGGTGGCCGCGCTATTCGAGCGCGCGATGCGTGGCGAGACGGTGCGTGCTTGCGTGAGCGTCCCTGCGCAGTTCGGGAAGACGACGCTCATCCAGCATGGAATCGTGCAGATGCTCTCGCGTCATCCGACGTGGCCGATCGTTTACGCGTCCTATTCGGCCGACTTCGCGCACGACCGCAGCAAAGAGATTCGCGACCTCGCGCGCGAGGCTGGGCTGAGTCTGCGCGACGACACGAGCGCGGCTGGACGCTGGCGGCTTGTCGAGGGCGGTGGCCTACTCGCGACGGGCATCGGCGGGCCGCTCACCGGCTACGCGGCGCAGATCGTGGTCATCGACGATCCGCACAAGAATCGCGAGGAAGCCGAGAGTCGGCGCGAGCGCGAGAAGATTTCCGACTGGCTGCGGTCGACGGCGCTGACGCGCATCGCGCCCACGGGCTCGTGCATCGTTGTGCATACACGCTGGCATCCCGACGACCTCATCGGCAGGCTCGAAGCTGACGGCTGGGAGGTCGTGAATCTCCCGGCGATCACCGCCGAGGACAAGTCGCTGTGGCCGTCGCAGCGCCCGCGCGAGTTTCTTCGCCAGCGTGAGCGCGAGGTCGGCCCGTATGAATGGGCAGCGCTGTACATGGGCCAGCCTCGAGCGCGCGGCGGTGCCGTGTTCAGCGCGACGCCGACGACGTACGCGACTGCGCCCACCGAGCTTACGCGCGGCATCGGCCTCGACCTCGCGTACAGCGCGAAGACGAGCGCGGACTGGTCGGTGGCAGTGGTGATGGGCAAGGCGGGACAAGGACAGGACGCGCGGTACTACGTCCTCGACGTGCTGCGCGCGCAGATGCGTGCGAGCGACTTCGCGCAGCAGCTCGCGGCGCTGAGGATGCGATGGCCTCACACCGCGTCGCGCATCTACGCAGGCGGCGCTGACCGCGGCGCGCTCGACTTCCTCGCGCTGCCGCCACCTCGCGGTGTGGGATTGCAAGTCGAAGTGAAGACGGCAGTCGGTGACAAGTACTCTCGCGCGACACCGCTGGCAGCAGCGTGGAACGCGGGCCGCGTGCTGGTGCGCGAGGGCGCTGCGTGGCTCCCTGACCTCTGCGACGAGGTCGCGCGATTCACGGGCCAATCAGACGCGCACGACGACCAAGTGGACGCGCTCGCGGCGGCCTTCGACTTGCTCGCGGAGATGCACGTCGGCAGCGGCATCGCGAGCACCGGCAGGCGCGCAAGCGCTGACCTGACGACAGACTACGCGCCCCGCGTCGGGCGCAAGAACTACTGGGGTTAGCGCATGACGACTCGCAAGCCACGCACGCAGTCAGCGGCCACCGTCGCCGCAGCTGCGCCCGTCGAGCCGATGGGCACAGTCACGCGCATTCCCGAGATGGGCCGCGTCATCAGGCCGCAATCGCTGTCGGCCATCAGCGGGCGCGCGCTTCAGCCGGTGTCGCCGGGGCGCATCTCGACGGCGCTGCGCGAGCTTGACTTCGGGAATTACGAGTATTGGGCCGATATGTGTACGCAGATGCGTCGCGACCCTGTCGTGCGTCGCGCGTACGCCACGCGCCGCTCGTCGGTAGCAGGCCGCGGCTTCGCGGTGCGCATGGCCGAGGACGTCAAGCCCGAGATGCGCGGCGCGGCCGAAGAGCTGGTGCAGCTGACCAAAGAGTGGCTGCACAGCATCGAGGCGCGCGAGACGTTTCTAATGCGCGTGCTCGACGCAGTGGGCATGGGCATCTCGTGTCACGAGCTGGTGTGGTCACGGCATAACGGCGCGTGGATGCCGCAGCCCGTGCCGGTCCAGACTCGCAACCTTCGCTACGCGCAGGACTGGACGCTTGAGGTCCGCGACTACGACTACCAGTGGTACAACACGGTCAACTTCCCCGCGAAGTTTCTCACTCACGTTCCTTGGACTGACCCCGGCCGTCCGATGGACCAAGGCGATTTTCTCGCCGCGGTTTTCTATTGGATGTTCAAAAGGAACGTCTGGACGTTCTGGCTTATCGGCGCTGAGCGTTTCGGTAATCCACTCGTCCTCGCGCAGATGGCCGCATCGTCGGATAGCGCGCAGCGGCAGCGCATCCTCGATGACCTTCAGCAGCTCACGGCCGACAGCGTCGGTGTCACGAGCGGCACAAGCGATATCAAGATCATCGACCCTGCGGGAGCGGGCAGCACCGGTGTCTGGAAAGAGCTTCGCGCGTCGCTGAACGAAGAGCTTTTCCTCTCGCTCGGCGTGTCGCCCGACCTCTACCTCAGCGGCGCAAACGGCTCGCGCTCTTCGACTGAGACGCGCGACGGCGTGCGGCTCGAAAACAGCAAGCTTGACTCGACGCTGATGTGGGGCTCGATCACGCGCGACGTTGTGCGCTGGTTGGCGTACTACAACCTGCGCAGGGCCGATATCCCGCTGCCGGTCATTGAGACGCTCTTCGATGACAGCTTGCCGATCACGCGCGACGCCATCGACACCGGCAGCGTGCGCGTCAACGAAATCCGCGCCTCGCTGGGCTTGCCCGCGTGGAGCGTCGAGGACGGCGGCGAGAACATCGCGCGCGTCCAGCTACCGCCCGCGCCTCCGGGCTCTCCGCTGCCCTTTGAGGCCGCGCCGCCAGTGCAGACGGGCTCGCCATCGATTGAGGCGCTCGCGCCCGCTGAAACGCTCGGAGGTGCGTCCACGGCCTCCCCTTTCCAGACATCAGCGGGCTCGGCGCATGGGATGCCAGCGCTGTCGATGACGTCGGAGATTTCGCGGACGTCCTCGCTCTCAGCGACGCCGCGGACCGGGCGCGCGTACAGGCGGTAATCGGGCGACCCTACGTTGTCGCCGCTGAGACTACGCTTGAGGGCGTCGTCCGCTTCACGCCGGTGCGCGAGGCCATCGCAGCCGCGGCGCTCGGTGGCGCGGACGCTGTGGCGGCGGCGGTGGCTGCTTTCAAGGGCGACCCTGACCTCGAAGCGCTTATCTACGAGGCGTCGGTGAAATCCGACCTCGCAGGCCAGATGTTCGTGCGCCTCGTGGAGCTTGACCCGCAGGGCGCGCAGCGGCAGCTCGCCGTCGACTTGCGGCCCGCGTTCTTGAAGATGCCATTTTCGGAAGCGGTGGCTTTCTGGCGCGAGCGTGGTGGCGACCCGGCCATCCTCGAGGAAGTGCTGCGTGCGTATCGGCGTCGTGCAGCGCTCGCCACCGACGAGCAGCTCGACGTCATTTCGCGACGCGCTGTCGAGGAGCTACAGCGCACGCTCGAAGAGGGCAACACGCTACGCGACTTCCGACGCGCGATGGAAGACCAGACCATCACGCTCGGCATTGCGCCGCAAGACCCCAGCTACCTCGAGAACGTTTACCGCACCAACGTCGCCACGGCCTACGGCGCGGGACGCTGGACGCAAATGAATGACCCCGACGTCCTCGAGGCTCGCCCGTATAGGCAGTGGCTCACGGCGCAGGACAATCGCGTCCGCGCTGAGCACGCGC